TTATAACGAAAATTTAATAATATGATATTTATTAACAAGTAAAGTAACAAGGAAAATTATGGCAAAACAAATCAAACTAAAAGATATTTTAAAAGAACACACACTTTCAATGGTGGGTGGAGTAGTAACTACACCAGCTATTAACTCAGGATATGGTTCTTTAACACAAATCGTTAAAGAAAAATATGGTGATGTTGAAAACGAACCTAAAGTAAGTTCAGAACAAATTTTATCAAAAATACAAGAATTTGGTAAACTAGGTAACACTATTTATCAATCTGGTGATTTAAAAGAAACAGCAAAAACACTTTCTGATATCGCAAGTGCAGCTAGTGTTCATACACTAAGAGAAACAGAAGATTGGTTTGACAAAGTTACGGTAAATCGTAATATGAAAGAATTAACAAACTTATCAAAACAATTCGGTAAGTTATCTGAAGAAGCAAGTTCAGTTCAACAAAGACTATCAGCATTATACGAAGATATGGGTGGTGTATTGGGTCGTTACTATGACTTAAACGAAACTCATATAGACGGACACGAGTCAGATGATGATGAAACTATGGGAGTTGAAACCGGTAAGGAAAATCCTTACAGAGAACCAGTTTCTGAAGCAGATAATAAATATGCAGAATTTTTTAGAAGTGCTCTAAACAAGTTTGGAGTAAGTTCACCAGCAGAACTAGGTGATAAGAAAAAAGCTTTCTACAACTATGTAGATAAAAACTATCAAGCAAAACAAGAAACAGACTAAGAGGTTAAATTGTTCAAGGTTACAGTAAAAAACAACAACATAGAATACGCATTAAGACTATTAAAGAAGAAAGTAAAAGACTCTGGATTACTGATTGAGTTAAGAGAAAGAGAATTTTACACAAAACCTTCACTTAAGAAGAGAGAGCAAAGAAAAAGAGCTCGTGCGATGTATAAAAATTTATCAAAAAATAAATAAAAAGTCAAGAAAAAAAGACGATTTTTTTCATACTTTTATATTTATATGTAAACACAATATCGGTCTATCTGACCAATTCATATATTGTATATTAATAACCTTATTATAGTTCTCAATAACTATACTTGATTCCAATGGAGAAATAAAATGGATGATATTTTAAAAGAAGCAATCGCTGATGCTAAAGCACTTCGTGCAACTGCGTTAGAGAATGCAAAAATAGCTCTTGAGGAAGCGTTTACACCGCGTTTAAAGAATATGTTATCTCAGAAAATTCAATCTGAAGTCGAAGGCGAAGATGAAGTTGAAGAGAGAATGTATGATGAAGACGAGGTTGAAGATGGACACGAAGATGTTTCTGAAACTGAACACGAGGACGATGTTGCTGAAAGAATGCACGACGAAGACGAGGATGAAGTAGAAGAAGCGGAACATATGGAAGACGAAGCTGAACATATGGAAGACGAAGACGAACATATGGAAACCGAAACTGAAGACGAAATGTCTGATGAAGGTGAACATATGGAAGACGAAGCCGAACATATGGAAGACGAAGACGAACATATGGAAGACGAAGGTGAACATATGGAAGACGAAGACGAAGATGAATTAGATTTAGAATCAGTAATTAAAGAACTTGAGGAAGAATTAGATACATCAGCTGTTGGAGACTCTGAAAATAAAGAACCTTCAGACTCAGCAAGTGACTCATCTGCAATCGGACAAGGCCCAGAAGCCGAAGGTTCTGATAAAGACGGCGGAAAAGAAAATTCTGATGACGAAGATGTCAAAGAAAAAGTAATGGAAGCAGAAGAATCAGAAATGTCTGATGAAGACGAAGAAATCGACCTTGACGAAGTCATTAAAGCTCTTTCTGAAGAAGAAGGAATGGAAGACGAAGAAGAGGAAGAAAGTGTTGACGAAATGAAAACTACACTAAAAGAATACAAGGATACAATTGGTTTCCTTCGTGAGAAATTAAACGAAGTTAATCTATTGAATGCTAAATTACTATTTACAAACAAACTCTTTAGAGGGTTTGGTTTAAATAATAATCAAAAACTTTCAGTTGTAGAGCAATTTGACCGCACTAAAAACTTAAGAGAAATCAAACTAGTTTACACTACATTAGCAGAATCTTTTCAAGGTAATGGTAATAAGAGAGTAAACGAGAGTAAAGGTCAAGCATCTAAACCTGTTCAATCAACTGCACCGAAGAAAGAAGTAATTTCTGAAGGCGCTGAAATGAAGAACAGATTCAAGAAGCTTGCAAACTTAGTATAACTTGAGAAATCAATTTATAAAATTTAAACAAATTAATCAAATCGGAGAATAAAATGTCAGATTTAAAAAACATCAATCAATTACTTGATGGTAACAATCCACATCAACAACTCTTAGAACAAACAAGACAACTGACTTCCAAATGGGAGCCAACTGGTCTATTAGAAGGTATTGATACTGAAACACAAAGAAGTGGTATGGCAGTGTTGCTTGAAAACCAAGCAAATCAACTTGTCAACGAAGCTTCAAGCGTTGGAACAGCATCAAACAATGAACAATGGTCAGGTGTTGCTTTACCGTTAGTTCGTAGAATTTTTGGTGAGTTAGCTGCACAAGATTTTGTATCTGTGCAACCAATGAATTTACCATCAGGTCTAATATTTTATCTCGATTTCAGATACGGAACAAATCAATCAAACTTTGATTCCAACCAAAATGTCCACGGTGTAACATCAGCTTCTGGTGATGCAACTGAAGGACTTTATGGTGGAGGAAAGTTTGGTTATTCAATCAATGATACATCATTAACAGTAACAACAAGCTCATATTCAACAGCTTCAGTTAACTTTGGTGATGTAGATTTTGAACCATCATTAAGTTCATCATTCACTAATCTAAGACAGATTATAATCGCTAAATCAGCGTTTACAAATCCTGACTTAGATGGTGTGAGAGCTTTTGAAATTAGTGGTAGTGGAGACACGCATTTAGATGCAAGTTACCCAACTTTCACAAAAACAACTGGTTCAAACATCTCATTTGTCGTTGACCCAACATTAGTAATTACACCATCATCTATTTTTGGTAGTGGTTCAAGTCTTGTATTTAAATATCACAAGGCTCCAACCGATACTACTAGAGGTGATTTTGAAGCGACAGCAGACGGAACAGCTGCGGAGTCGGATGCAGGAATTCCTGAAATCGATATCGCACTAAGAAGTATTGCAATAGTTGCAAAAACAAGAAAACTAAAAGCTGTATGGACTCCTGAGTTAGCTCAAGACCTAAACGCTTATCATTCAGTTGACGCTGAAGCAGAACTAACATCACTATTAAGTGAGTATATTTCAATGGAAATTGATTTAGAAATACTTGATATGTTGATGAGTGGTGCTTCCGCTAAAACAGAAAGATGGTCAGCTTTTGTTGGACGCGAGTATGAAAGCTCAACCAACTCTTTCAAGAATACTGCAACTAACGCTAGTGCTTACACTAAGGGAGAATGGTTCCAGACATTAGGTAACAAGATACAATCAGTATCTAATGCAATTCACCAAAAAACTCTAAGAGGAGGAGCTAACTTTATAGTAATCTCACCTGAAACTGCAACAATCCTAGAATCTATTCCTGGATATGCAACAACTTCAGATGGTGCTGTAGATAGTTCTTACGCAATGGGTGTTCAAAAAGTTGGTCTATTAAACAATAGATTCAATGTATACAAGAACCCTTATATGCAAGAAAATCAAATCCTTTGTGGATTTAGAGGTTCAAACTTCTTAGAAACTGGTGCTGTGTATTCACCTTATGTACCGTTAATTATGACACCGTTAGTTTATGACCCAACTAACTTTACACCGCGTAAGGGAGTTATGACTCGTTACGCTAAGAAGATGGTTCGTCCAGAATTCTATGGTAAAGTTATTGTTGCAGATGTAGACAAAGTGTAATAAATGACAATCAGAAGTCGAGTAGTTAATTTTTAATTAACAACTAAAAAAAACCCCCAGTTCGCTGGGGGTTTTTTGTTTCGTATATTAGTGGTTTTTATAACTTTCTTATATTTATTTATAGAATATTTAACGGAGAAAAATATGGCTCAAGAACCAATATGGCCTGGTTCAGGTTCAGCAGTTAGTGGTAATACACCATTTGGAACTTATGATGATGATTCAACTTATCAATCAGAAGCTCCAAAGTTTGCTGACTGGTGTTCAAAACGATTAGGTTATCCACTAATGAATGTGGAATTACAAGATAAACAATTTTATGCTTGCTTAGAGGAAGCTGTGACTGAATATTCAGCACAAGTAAATCAATATAATATTAAAGACAATTTACTTTCCTTGCAAGGACAACCAACATCATCAAACTTAACTCATAAGAGAGTAACCCCGAATTTGGGAAGAAGTGTATTCTTATCACAAGCTTACGGAACTGAAGCTGGAGTCGGTGGTTTAGTAGATATCAAATCTGGTTCACTTGATGTAGTTAGTGGTTCACAAGACTATGATGTAGACGCTTTATTCGCACAAGTGAGTGAAAGTGGTAACGCTATAGAATTAAAGAAAGTGTTTTACCAAGAATCACCAGCAGTTCAAAGATATTTTGACCCGTATGCTGGAACAGGAGCTGGGACAATGAATATGATGGACCAGTTTGGATTTGGTGATTATTCACCAGCAGTATCATTTTTAATGATGCCGGTATACGCAGATATGTTGAGAATACAAGCTATTGAGTTGAATGACCAAATCAGAAAATCAGCATATACATTTCAATTAAGAAATAATAAATTAAGAATTTTCCCTAAACCAACTAATGATTATAAATTACATTTTAATTATGTAGTTCGTTCTGATAGGGATAATGTAATGGTTACAGAGTATTCAGGAAGTTCAGATGTAATTTCCGACTTTTCCAACGCACCATATGATAATATGAATTATGGAAGTATTAATGATGTGGGAAGACAATGGATTAGAAAATATGGTTTAGCTCTAACAAAAGAACTGCTTGGAATAGTAAGAAGTAAGTATGGAGCAATACCAATCCCAGGCGCTGAAACAAGTTTAGATGGAGACACTTTACGAACTGAAGCATCAACGGAGAAAGAAGTTCTTGTTACACAACTTAGAGAAATGCTTGACCAAACTTCTCGTAGAGCACTACTAGAAGCGGACAAAGATGAATCGGAGTTCCTACAAGAAAAACTTAAACGAGTCCCATATCCAATCTACATAGGTTAGGAGTGAGAGATGGCCAATCCACGATTTTTCGGAAAAAATGATTTAGATTTATTTGATAGAGTTAATAAAGAACTCATCGGTGATTTAAGTAATGCAAATAGTGGAATAATTGACCAAACTGTTATTGTTTACAAAATATCAGCAAGCAATACAGAAATAAATATGTATGGTGAATCATCAAGTGGAAAGGTTTTTAAACCTGGTATTGAATTAGCTTGTTTGGTTGCATCAGATGATATGACATATAATACAGATGAATTTGGTCCTGATTTAAGACAAAATGGAACATTCTCTTTTGTGAGACAATCCTTGAGGGATTTAAGTTTAGTATTGGAAATAGGAGATGTTATCGAGTGGTTTACAGCTTATTGGGAAATAACAAATATTAATGAAAATCAATTAGTAGGTGGACAATATAAGCAACTTGACGGACAACACATTCATTCAGTCGTATGTAGTGCTAACTTGTTAAGACGAAGTAATCTTAACATTGAAGAGGTGAGAAGTATTTAATGGAAAGAAGTAAGACTTTACCAAGAAAAGAAGACATATTATCAACGAGAGAAAATTTTAACAGAGGATACGATACAACTCGTAGAGATGATAAAGATAAACTAGTATCAATTGGTTTAATGGATATTGACGCAGCTGTAATGTATTACTTTAATGAGGTAATTAAACCAGAAGTAATAGATAATAATGAAAAAATACAAGTTCCTGTTTATTATGCAAATCCTGAAAGATGGAAAATTATTCAAAGAAATGGATATCTTAGAGATGTCAAAGGACAAATGGTTACACCATTAATTATATTTAAAAGAACATCAGTTAACAAGGATACAAATAATACTTTTATAGCTCGTTCAATTAGTCCAGCATCATCAAATTATACATTTAAAAAAAAATATACAAAAGAAAATAGATTTACACAAACTTCTACATTATACAGTAATGATGAACCATTGGAAGAAGCACACAATGTTGTGATGCCAAGTTTTGTAACAATTAATTATAATTGTATTATATTTACACCTTATATAGACCAAATGAATCAAATTGTAGAAAAAATTAGTTGGTCAAAAAATTCATATTGGGGTGAACCCGATAAATTTAAATTTAAAGCTGGTATAACAACCTTCACAGATGCATCTGAATTTGAAGGAGAAAGAATTATTAAAACTACATTTGATTTGAGTATGAAAGGGTATCTGATTCCATATTCATTTGACAACATAGTCAACACACAAAAAGAATATTCAGATAGAATTGGGTTAGAGATAGGAGTTTAATAGTGGCCAAAAGAACAAAACCATTACCAAGAAAAGAACGAATACTAAAAGGTAGAGAACTTAATAGGGGATTACAAAGAGGTAGAGGTTCTGAAACAAACCAACGAAACGATAATGTAAAAAATATTTCAGTTGGATTAATGGATGTTGATGCGGCAATTATGTATTACTTTAACGAAGTAATAAAACCAAGAGTAGTTATAAATAAACAAGAAGTAAAAGTTCCTGTATTTTATGCTAACGCAGAAAGGTGGAAGTCTATACAAAAAGATGGATATGTTCGTGATGTAAAACAACAATTGATTACACCATTGATTGTATTTAAAAGAGTATCTATCGAATCAAATGAAGCTTTACCAATTGATAAATTGGATGCTAACGACCCAAAACAATTTTATACATTTGAGAAAAAATATTCTAAAAGTCAAAGGTATGATAGATTTTCAGTCCAACAAGGTATATTACCACAAAAGGAATATTATACAACAGCTGTCCCTGACTATATGAATCTAAACTATGAATGTATTGTATGGACACCTTACATTGAAGATATGAATAAAATTATTGAACAAATCAATTTTTCTGAAGGAGCTTATTGGGGAGAACCAAATAGATTTAAATTTTTATCATCAATAGATTCGTTTGAAGACGCAACAGAGATGTCTGACAACGAAAGAATTATCAAGACAACCTTTAATATGAGTTTCAAAGGTTATCTCGTTCCCGAGTCATTTAACGAGTTTATGACTACACAGAGATACTTCACACCAAAACAAGTGGTGGTTGAAGATGAATCTGGATTGACAATATCATCATTATTTTCACCCGATAGTAGAAGTGAAAAAGTTAGTATTTTTTCAATGGGTAAATCGTCTTTACCGAGTGGATTAGGAAGTGCAACAGATTTTATAAGAGGAGCATCAGTTGGGACTGGTAATCAAGCACAAGATTTAGAATTTACAAATACTTTTGGTGGCAGAACTTATTATATAATGAGGGGGAGTGGAGAACCTACTTCTTCAAGAGATGATAAAGCATTAATATCAGTTTCAAATGCAAATTCTACTTATAATTTAAAATCATTCAGAGTCTCTGGTAGTCAATCATCATCCTTATCTGCAAGTCAAGGACAAGTTTATCAACCAACATTAGAAAGTGATAGAAGAATAATGAGTTCATCAGTTCAAGTAAAATTAAATGGATTAGAGATTACATCAGCTAATGAACAAGTTGGATATACAAGTGGATTTGATTATTATGTATCAAGTTCATATAAAGATGTGGTAATAAGAAAAAGACAATCAGATAATTCAGGATTTACTATAACAAATAGTGATTATGTAACAATCATATTTCAAAGTGAGATGACATAATGGCAAGAAAAGAATTAGTAGGATTAAAAACAAAGACAAGACCATTTATGTTACCAGTAAGTGAATCATCATTTTCTGCAGATAGAATACAATTTAAAGATACTGGTAGTATTAATTTAAATTATAGTATAGACAACAAAAATGGTTTCCCAGTAGTAGATACAGATATAATACATTTATCGAGTGGGAATGAAAGATATTATCAACAAAGAGAACATTTCACATTTTCAGATATAGATAGTTCAACTTCAGTATATAATGAATTTACACCAATAATAGCTGACAATTATCGTATCAGAAATGGTTCATTACGAATATTTATTAATGGTATTGAACAATTGTCAAATGTTGACCAAACTGAATCAGCATCAGCAGATTTTTTTATTGATACAACACAAACAAAGTTTAGGGTTCACAAATTAACATTTGATAATTTTGGAATGGAATTAAAAAGTGGGTCAGTAGTAACAGAAGGTGATAGTAATTTTTTACCACCAACAACAACAGGAGATGGAAGTGAATCTTCCATACAAATTAGTTTTCAAAGAGAGGCGTCAGTATGACATTAATTGATTTAACAACACAAGCACAAGCCCCACAATCTGGTGGTTTGACTTTACAAAGTTCAGAAACTACAAGTTCTTTAACTGGATTATATACATTAGAGTTTGATAATATTAATGTAGATAATATCGGAACAGGTAGTTTGAATATTGGAACAGTCAATACATTAACAGCAGGTAAATTAAAATTAGCTCACCCAACAGACCCAGTTATTATGGATGCTAATGATAATAAAGTAATACAAATTTTAACATCGGGTGTTCCAAGTGGTAGTATAAAAGTGTTCGGTGATTTAACAGTTGAGGGTTCATCATCATTTAATAATGTTGAAAGATTTACGGTAGAAGACCCAATTTTAGATTTAAATTTTGTAGGAGATACTGCAGGTTCATCAACAGATTCTGGATTAAGAGTTGGTAGAGCGGGGTTAACAAATGCACAATTATTATTTGACCATAGTGAAACCAGATGGGCAATAGACAATACAAGTGGTTCGTTAATAAACCTTGTTGGTATTTCAACAGAAGATATATTAACTAATAAAACAATTACTGGACTAAAAACTTCAACAATGGCTAATCAAGCCGACTTAACATTTAGTGGAGACGGAGAAGTATTAGGATTACCAGCTAATCCAAGTGAACAAGGTTCTGGTGTTTCAAAAGCGTATGTAAACGCACAATTAACTAGTAGTGTAAGTTCATCAGGAACAGATTATTTAAGAAAGAATTTTGTAAAAGTAGCCGCAGGAATAAGTGGTTCAAATACAGCAAGTTTTGAAGCAGTAACAGCGTCAGCTCCAACCGGTATGACAGCAACAAGTGAAAATGATTTTATATTCTTTATGAATGGTGGATATATGGAACATAACGCTTTAGAAGTAGAACAAAACGGAACATCATTTTTATTAAAAGTTGATGTAAGTAATATGGGATACAATTTAGAATCAGATGATGAAATCATCGCACACGGAAAGTTTGATTCATAATGGCCGATTTAAAGAGAAAGCAGTTAAGACAATTTTTATCAGGTTCGTTTAATATAACGGGGTCACTAAATGTAACCGGTTCAGTTGAGTTTGATAAAAACATTAGTGGTTCAATTACTTCTACTGGTTCGTTTAGTAGATTACAAAGTGATACAATATCAGTAACACATTCACCATATGCAAGTGGTTCTGGTGTTCAAGCACTTATGGACGCAACTGGTTCTTATGCATCAGCTTCAACAAAATATGTAAAAGAATCTCAAACGGGTTCATTTGGTAGTGGTTCTGATGTTCAAGGACTTTTAGATACTTATGTAAGACAATCAGAATCAAGTTCTTTTGCAAGTGGTTCAGATTTACAAATTATACTTGCAGAAAGTTCATCTTATGTGACACAAGACGAAACTAGTAGTTTCGCAAGTGGTTCAGACTTACAAATAATTCAAGCAGAAAGTGCATCATATGTAGTTTCTACAAACACAAGTTCTTTCTTACAAAATTCAGATACCGCTTCTTTTTCAACATTAGTTGTTCAAGGTAATATTACAACATCAGGTTCCATTACAGCACAATCGTTTAATACAGAAATTGTTTCATCATCAGTAATATTTGAAAGTGGGTCTACTAGATTTGGTGATACAATTGATGATAAACACGATATAACAGGTTCATTATTTGTAAGTGGTAATGTTACATTTGATACAAATTTAACTGGTTCTATTACATCAACTGGTTCATTTGGTAATTTGGTTGTTGGTGGTGGAGGTATTTCATCAGAAGGAGATATTACATTAGAAGCTGACGGAGCAGATGTTATTCTTACAGATGGTGGAACTGAGTTTGGTAGATTAAGTAATGTTTTGGGAGGTTTAACTCTTAAATCTGGTGCAAACAATAACGCAATAGTTTTTTCAACAGACTCTAATCCAAAAGCAATTATGGGTGGGGTTATTAGTTCAGCTCATAATATTCAAACAACCGCAAATGTTAGTGGTGGATTATCATCTACTGGTTCTTTTCATAGATTAGAAAGTGATACGATATCAGTAACGAACTCACCATTTGCTAGTGGTTCAGATTTACAAGTTATACTTACAGAGAGTGCTTCATATTTAAATAATGATACTACTTCATCATTTGGTTCAACAACAATCTCATCAAATTTAACAATTGGTGGTGATATAACTAGTTCAATCACTTCAACAGGTTCTTTTGGTAGAGTTGATGTAGCAGAAAATACATTTATACTTGGTAATTTGGGAATTGGAACAAGCACACAAGGAAATAGACTTCAAGTTGCTGGTGATGCAACTATCGTTGGAGCTCTTGATGTTCTCAATTCAGTAAGTGGTGGGATAAGTTCAACTGGTTCATTTGGATATGTGGAAGCACTAGGAGTTAAACTTGTAAATTCAAACCAAACTGCTTCTTTCGCAAGTGGTTCAGACTTACACACAATATTAGCCGAAAGTTCTTCATATATGATGTCAGACCAAACTGGTTCTATGGGAGCAACTTCAATATCTTCAACATTATCAGTAGTTGGAGACATTGCAACATCAGGTTCGGTTATTGCAAAAGAATTTAAAACAGAATTTGTATCATCGTCTATTATATTCGCATCAGGTTCTCAAATATTTGGTAATTCCGAAGATGACACACACGCATTTAGTGGGTCGGTAAATATCGGTGATATGGTCTTATCTGGTAGCCGAGTCGGAGTATCTAGTGACTTAGACTTATTAACTCTTTCTACAGACAACCTAACGATAAACGGGGGTATTGTTGTAGATGACGGAGCGAATATTGGTGTAGATTCCGATACGAATTTACTAACTTTAAATGACCAAAGTCTTGTTATTAATGGAACATTAGATTCAACTGGTAGAATTGATGCACAATCAGGACTTCAAGTATCAGGTTCATCATTACAAGTAGGAAATGATTTAACACTAAACTACACTTCCCCAGTTAGTCATAGTTTAATGTTTGTAAATTATACAGACAAAACTGTGGATTTACTTCCCGCAGCTTCATCAAGTGGCCAGTTAGCTCAATTCAATGGAACTAGTTGGGTAATTACTGATGAAATTGACGGTGGAAGTTTCTAAATAAAAAGTCAAACTTTTCAACTTTCTTATATTTATTAATGACTATAAATATAGTTAAATTTTATATAAAATAAGTAAAACCATATGGCTCAATCAATTAAATTAAAACGAAGTGCCGTTGTTGGTAAAACACCACAAACATCATCTTTAGAATTAGGTGAGTTAGGGATAAATACTACCGATGGTAAAATCTATTTTCATCGCTCAAGTTCGAGTGATGATTCCATTCAAAGCGTCCTAACAACAGACGCAACTATAACTGGTTCACTAAAATTATCTGGTTCACAACACCTTTCAGGTTCATTAAATGTAATGGACGATTTAACTTATGGTGGTAATTTAACCGCATCATTAGGTTCAACATCATCTTTTAGTAGATTAATATCAGTAGCTACAGCTTCCATAGGATACTTGGAAGTAACAGGTAGTAATTTCGCAGTATTTGATGCCGAAACTGGTTCATTTGCATCAGGTTCTGATTTACATCAAATATTGGGTGAAAGTGGTTCTTATTTAGTAGATACCGATACCGGTTCATTAGGATTACTTACACTTGGAAACGATATAACTGGTTCAATAACTTCAACGGGTTCATTTGGTAAATTGTTTGGTGATGGTGGAAGCTTAACAAATGTTGCAGACCCAGACGCAATTAGTGGTTCTTTTCAAGGTGGTGGTTCAAATCTAATTAGTGGTTCTATTATTTCAACTGGTTCATTTGGTAAATTGTTTGGTGATGGTGGAAGCTTAACAAATGTTGCAGACCCAACAGCAATTAGTGGTTCTTTTCAAGGTGGTGGTTCAAATACTATTAGTGGTTCTTTAATATCAACCGCATCATTTGGAAAATTAGAACTTATAGACACAGTTCATATTTCACCATTTGCAAGTGGTAGTGATGTTCAGACAATTTCAGACACTTATGCGAGTGGTTCAGATTTACACCAATTCCTTGCAGAAAGTTCAAGTTATGTAGTAGAAAGTGAAACTGGTAGTTTCGCAAGTGGAAGTGATGTCCAAACAATTTCAGACACTTATGCAAGTGGAAGTGATGTTCAAGGAATTTTAGACACTTATGCGAGTGGTTCAGATTTACATCAAATATTAGCAGAAAGTTCAAGTTATGTATTAGAACAAGAAACTGGTTCTTTTGCAAGTGGTTCAGATTTACAACTAATTAAAATAGAAAGTGCATCTTATTTAAACAACGATACTACTTCATCATTTGGTGCAGTAAGTATGGACTCAACATTATTTGTTCAAGGTGATATTACTACATCTGGTTCAGTTATTGCACAACAATTCCGAACTGAGTTTGTTTCGGAGTCAATTATATTTGCATCTGGTTCAACAAAATTTGGTGATGATGCAACTGATAAACATAGATTTAGTGGTTCGATAGAAATAACCGGAAATGTGAGTGGTTCAATTACTTCAACTGGTTCATTTGGAAACTTAAAACTAGCAGACTATGGTGGATTACCTTTCGCAAGTGGAAGTGATTTACAACAATTCCTTGCAGAAAGTGCATCATATGTAACTTCAATCTCAACAGGTTCTTTAAATGTAGTTCTTGGTGAAAGTGCATCTTATTTAGTTAAAGCCGAAACAGCGTCATTAGGAAAAGTAACATTACTAAGTGATATAACAGGTTCAATAGGTTCAACTGGTTCATTTGGTAAATTATTTGGTGATGGAAGTGATTTAAGTAATTTACCAGAGTCATTTACATCAGACTTAATTAGTGGTTCATTTCAAGGTGGTGGTTCTACAAATATTAGTGGTTCAATCACTTCGACAGGTTCATTTGGTAAAATTGATGCAGTTAATAATATTGATTTACCTGACAATGGTAATATTAGATTCGGAACTTCTCAAGATATGAATATCGTTCACGATGGAACAGACACATTCATAGATAATTACACTGGTGATTTAACAATAAGACAAAATACAGATGACAAAGATATATTATTTCAATCAGATGATGACTCTGGTGGAGTAAAAACTTATTTACAATTAGACGGAAGTGAAGGAAATGTAAGAATTCCAGATTCAGTAGAACTTAATCTTGGAAATGGTCAAGATTTTAGAATAGTGCACGATGGAAGTAATAGTCAAATAAAAAATTATACAGGAACTTTATTTATTTCAAGTTTAGGAACAAATGGTGATATAATATTTCAAGTAGACCAAGGCGGACAAGACCAACGACTTATGGTTCTTGACGGAAGTAGAGATGCTGTTTCAATAGGAAGAAGAACTGATGCTGGAAGTCTCGACCCAGGTGATGATAAATTATTAGTAGCAGGTGATGTAGGTGTTACTGGTTCTTTATTTGTATCGAGTTCAATCACCACACAAGGAGACATATTAGGAAACATCAGTAGTTCAGCATCATCAACAAGTTCACTCGGAGCATTAAATCTTCATAATACACTTTCAGTTAGTTCACAAAGCGGTCATCTAAATGGAGGCCCAAACAATATACCTTTATTGGTTTCAAGAAATAATTCAAAAACATCAACACTCGCATTAGTTTCGACTGGTTCTGCTGGATATGCAAATTATATGCAATTCTTAACATCAGAATTAAATCAAATGGGTTCAATTGGATTCACATTAGGAACAAATAATAAGTTTACTATAACGAGTAATATGCAAAATCAAGATATGATTTTCCAAGTTCAAGATGCCGCTAACAATCTTAGAGAAGCACTTAGAATTGATTCATCAGCAAACAGAGTTGGTATTTATAATTCATCACCTACAAAAGAGTTGGTGGTGTCAGGTGCTATTAGTGCAAGTGGAGATTTATTTATTGATGATATAAACACCACAGGAACTTTTACTAACACTAGTGGAACTTTAAAAGTATCACAAAGTGTATCAGACGGAGATATAGAAATCTCAGTTAATGATGGTGGAACAACTAAGAAAGCCCTAACCATAGACGGAAGTGATGCCGGTTCAGTCATACTTGGTAATAATCTTCGTATGGCAGATAATCAAAAAATTAGATTAGGAACTGCTAATGATTTTAATTTATATCACGACGGAACTCATACTTATGTAGAAAATACCACTGGTCACATATTAATGAGAAATCAATCTCACGGAAACAAAATACATTTTGGAACAGAAAATAGTAGTGGTGTTTTGGAATATGTTTTAAATGTAACAGGAACTCATAGTGTTGGAATTGGAACTAGTATTACAGGTGACGAAAAATTATTAGTAATGGGAGATGTCGGAGTTACTGGTTCACTAAGTGTATCAAGTTCAATTAAATCAATTACAGGTAATTATACTGGTAATGTTAGTGGAGCATTAGGAAATACTGGTTCTTTCGATAGATTAGAAGGAATCACATTAAACGCAACTATCTCACCATTTGCAAGTGGAAGTGATGTTTCACAAATTCAAGCTCAAACTGGTTCATACGCAACTGGTTCTGATTTACATCAATTCCTTGCAGAAAGTGCATCATACTTGGTAGATGCAGTAACATCTTCAATGGGTGCTACAACAATGAATTCAACATTGTTTGTTCAAGGTAACATTGCAACATCTGGTTCAATAACAGCACAAGAATACATTGTTAATTCATCAGTAACAAATACAACACAAAGTTTTTCAAGTGGTTCAACAATATTTGGTGATACACTTGACGATACACACAAATTTACTGGTTCAATTGATGTAACCGGTTCAATAACAATACCAACCGGTAGTATTACTGTAGAAGGTGGTGTTGGTGGAACAAACATTGCAAGATTTTCAAGAAATGTAGGAACTGCAAGAACCGATATAGATATTCACGCTGGAGGTGGAGACCCACAAATTACATTTACATCACCAACCGCAAGAAATTATTCAATTGGACAAGACATAAGCACAAATGGTTTTAAAATTTCAGAACACACTGCAGTAGGAACTGATGATAGGTTAACTATTGCCGACAATGGTGATATTTCAGTTTCTCAATCATTATTTGTTACATCTGGTGATTTTGAAGTAAAAACAGGAAACATTAGTGGTTCAATCACTTCAACTGGTTCATTTGCTGAATTGAGATTACCTACTAATACCAGACTTTACTTTGATGGTGGTAGTCATACTTATATTTCAGAAACTTCTGCAGATATATTAGACTTTTATGCCGGTGGGTCTCATATGTTAAGACTTGATGAAGGGAATAATATAGTTTCGATACCACAAGATGCCGATGCCGCAACATTTAATATTGGTGCTGGTAATGACTTAGAAATGTATGTTGACTCGGGTGGTAGTAATGAAGCAATAATCAGAAGTAAGAATGGTGATTTCAAAATTATGGCACAAGCAACTGATGCTGATATGAGATTTTTTTGTGATGATGGTTCTGGTGGAGATGACGAATATTTAAGATTAGATGGTGGTGCAACTTCTCTTGATTTCTTTGTAGATGCAAGATTAGCTGCTACAAAGAAACTTTACTTAGATGGTGGTGGAGATACTTATATACACGAGGGTGGAGCTGATACAGCAGAATGGTATGTTGGTGGAACAAGACTACTTCAATTAGCAGAAGGTGGAACTAATTATGTCGCTGTTGGAGATGGAACTTACTTAGGTGCTGGTAATGACATTGATTTAAATATGAGGCACGATGGAACTAATACAACTATAAGTAATGCTACTGGTAATTTAACAATCACAAATAATGCAAACGACAAAGATATTGCATTACAATCAGATGATGGTAGTGGTGGAGTAACTAATTACATATTATTAGATGGTTCAACTACCAAAGTAGAAGTTGCAAAAGACACAAACTTTGCTGGTAATGTTAGTGGTTCAATCACTTCAACTGGTTCATTTGGTAGAGTTAACTTTGACGGAGTGGATGGACATACCTTTATACAAGAAACAGCAGATGATACATTAAAGATATTTGTTGGTGGTGAAGCCAAAATGGAGTTTGCTGAAGGTAGTGAAAACATCTTTATGCAAGCTAACAATTATAATTTTAGAGATGCATCTTTTAATAGTTCTTTCAAGATAGAAGCAAATAATCATCTTTTAAGTGGTTCATTAACTTCAACTGGTTCGTTTGGTAGAATAGTTGTCCCAACAGGCGGAAATATAGGCCCTTCATTTGATTTTTCATCAGGTGGGACATTAACTGTTCAATCACACGGTGTAGTGAATTGGGATGCTGGAGATTTTAGGGTTTACGGAAAAGCCGGTAAAAAATTACAATTAGGTTCAATGAATACTCCCGGAGTATTGACAATATCTTCAAGTCATGCGGACACAATGGTGATATCCGGAAGTAATGTTGGGATAGGAACAGCAACGCCCACACAAGACTTAACAATTTTTGAAGATTCAGGAGATAGTAATGTATTAATATCTTCTGCAAATGGTGCTTCACAAATATTCTTTGGAGATGATGAAGATGATAATATAGGTATTATTAGATACGACCACGGTAGTAACTTTATGAGATTTACTACTAACACTGGTACAGCAATGGTAATAGATAGTTCTCAAAATATCGGAATAGGAACTTCAAACCCGAGTGCATCATTACACATATTTGACTCTGATGGATTATTAGGAAGAGCACCTGAGACTCAAGCTCAAGATTTAATAATAGAGTCAGATGGTAATGCCGGTATATCTATTATTTCAGGTAAAGGTAGTATAGAAAAAGGAAGTTTAGTGTTTGGACACGACGACGATTCATTCGCCGCTGGATTAATTTATAATGCACACGGAGACCAATTATCATTACAAACTCAACAAGCCTCCAACACAATAAGAATAGCAACTGGTAATAATGATGAAAGTTTTATATTTTCTGGATATAATATTAGTGGTTCAATAACTTCAACCGGTTCATTTGGTAGAGTTCATACACCTGGAACAATTAAATCAGACACAAGATTAGAAATAGGAAGTAATTCAAACTTCTTAACAGACCAATTAAAAGTTTCAGACGGAACAAGAGATATTAGATTAAATGCAAATCACGGGTCACAAGCAGTTGTCGGTACGGTAGGAGCACACGATTTCAGTATAATTACTGGTAATGCAATTAGAGCAACTATTGATGGTTCTGACGGAGGAGTTCAAATATCTGGTTCAATACTTCCATTTGCTGATAATGTAGTTGATTTAGGTTCTGCAAGTAAAAGGTGGAATGATGTATTTGCAGTTCAAACAACGATTGGAGCTTTATTTGAAACAGGATTAAGAAGTAAAGGAATCGGTAAAGAAGAAACAGGAACAATAGTAGTATGGAGAAATGGTGGATTAGTTCCTTGTGATAAGTCAGAAGATGTAATGGTAATGGGTGTTATTAAGGAAGGAAAAGACGAACCTATTGTAATGGGAGCGGAACCAGTATTAGTAACGGGTGATGTAAAAGAGGGTGACTTTATTACTACATCAACTAAACAAGGCCACGGTAAAAAATTAGAAAATGGATATTTATTAAAGAAAGAAATGTTTGGTAAAGTTATAGCACAAGCGTTAGAAGACTCATCAGGTGAGTCAAGTTTAATTAAATGTATGATTAGGAAAATGTAAAAATGTCTAAAATTAAATTAACAGGAACAGCAGTAAGTAGTTCGTTAACTTCAACTGGTTCATTCGGTAGAGTCGATATTGGTAATGCAGATTTTAGTGGTGATATAAATATGACTGGAACTGGTGTTCACACAATAAGCACTTCTAATGATGTTCCATTTAGAGTTAAATCTACTGACGGAACAGCTGCAATTTCAATAGCAGATAATTCTTCAGGTGCAGAAACCCACAATAGAATCCAAGTGGTTGGTGATGTAATGCAACTTATTGCTGCTAACAAATCACTGGCAAATTTGTATACAAATTCTTTTACCATTAACGAAGATAGTAATGACATTGATTTTAGAGTAGAAGCTAATGATGATGCAAACGCATTTAAAATAGATGCCGCTACAAATAAAATAATGATTGGAACAAATGTAGTTGGAGACGAAAAATTTAAAGTAGCAGGAAATGTTGGAATAACAGGTTCACTGCATGTATCAGGAAATATTACCACATCTGGTTCAATTATAGCAAAAGAATTTAGAACTGAATTTGTAAATCAAATTATTGCAACTTCATCTGGTTCTACACAATTTGGTGATTCCATTGATGATGTTCACCACTTTACAGGTTCATTATTAGTAAGTGGTAATATTAATTTGCCTGATAGTGTTCAAGCAAATTTTGGAAATAGAAGTGGTGGTGATATGCAAATATACCACGATGGCAGTAATAATTATATCAATGCAAGTGAAGGACATTTAATATTAGAACAAAATGAAAATGACCACGATATAATTCTAAAATCAGATAATGGTTCAGGTGGAACAACTGCTTACCTAACATTAGATGGTAGCACCAAAAATATTAACATAGATGTAACTACAAGAATTACAAAAGATGTTGGAGATGGTGGAATCTTTTATATGGGAGCAGATAGTGATTTAGCATTATATGTAACTGGTGACCACGCAGTCTTTAGAAATTATACATCAGATGGAGATATTTATCTTTCAGTTAATGATAGTGGGTCAGCAGTCAATGCTGTTCAAATAGATGCAAGTGATGCTGGAACTGCAATCTTTAATCACGATGTTCACATAAAGGACAATGGTAAACTAAAAGTTGGAACTGGTAATGATTTAGAAATGTATCACGATGGAAGTAATAGTTATTTTTATAATGAAACAGGTAATTTCCAAATCTTTAACAAAGCCAATGACAAAGATATTATATTATCTTCAGATGATGGTAGTGGTGGTACTACTGCATACTTAACAATAGATGGTAGTTCAAGAAATATTAATGTAGATATAGCAAGTTATATGGATATAAAATCAGCAGATGATGGTGAAGGTGGAATTACACTTAGTAAATCTGCAACTGATGGCACTCATACTAAATATTCTATATCACATAGAGATGATAACCAAAGTTTAATTATTTATTCTCACGATGGCACAACATTTAGAAACTGGTTTACTGCAGATGAACCAAATGCTTTATTAAAATTAGGTAGTAATAGTTCAGCATTATCTCAATTTGATAATGATGGAGATTTCTTTCCTTTTAGACATATTGATATGGGAGATGGAGATAGAATCAAACTTGGAGATTCTGATGATTTACAAATAGTTCACGATAGTAATATTAATTTTATACACTCTACTATTAGTGATAGAGATATTTATTTTAGAGTCAATGATGGTGGTTCAAGTGTTGATGCTATAATTATAGATGCAAGTGATGTAGGAGCTGTCAAACTTCCTAACGATAATCAATATTTATACATTGGTGCTGGTAACGATATTTATTTTGGACACGGCGGTACTAATTCAGTTTGGGGAAATAATACTGGAACTTTACAAATAAGAAATCACACTGCTGATGCAGATATGTTTTTATCGGTTAATGATGGTGGAAGTCATATTAATGCTATTCAAATAGATGCAAGTGATGTAGGTAGTGTTATTTTACCTTCCGATAATCAAAAATTAAAGATTGGAGCAAGTAATGATTTACAAATATATCACGATGGTAGTAACAACTATATAAACAATGTAACATCAGACCAAGACTTCTATATTAAAGTGAATGATGGTGGTTCAAGTATTAATGCTCTTCAAATAGATGCAAGTGCAGTAGGTAAAGTTAAATTACCAAATGATAATCAAAGATTAACGATTGGTGCTAGTGATGATTTACATTTATTTCACGACGGAAGTGATACTGGAATTGAAAACTATGTCGGTGATTTATACATAACAAATAATGCAGATGATAAAGATATTGTTTTAAGAAGTGATAATGGTAGTGGTGGAGTAACACCTTACATAACATTAGACGGAAGCTCAGGAATGACTTTAATTACAGGTGGTGGAGCATTAAAAATTGATGTAACTGCAGACCAATCGGTATTATTTAACAGAGATGGTGGTAGTCCAGTTAGTATAGAACACGATACTTCTCAATTATATTTTTATAACAGAACACAAAATAAATCTACTCTTATGTTCAAACACGCAGGACCTGTTGTTATTAATGAAGATTCAAGTCCTTTAGTAGATTTTAGAATAGAAACTGATGCACAAAGTCACGCTTTATTTACAAATTCTAGTGATAATACAGTTGGAATATTCGCAGCTTCCTCCGGTTTATCTGGTTCATTAGTGGTGGGTGGTGGAACTGGAACACCTGGTGGAATTATGATATCACACCAAAACAAAGTAGGAACATCACAACCTTCTACGGTTGAACAACATCCAGTAGGACACTATACAACTGGTGAAGAAATATTTTCAATAGACCAAACTTGGTCAGATTCAAATTTAGCTAAATGGTTTGGAGATAATGCTAAAGATGATGTATACTTTACAGCATCAGCTGATGCTCCTGGTGGATACGCAATTAGAATTGATGGACAAGTGAGTGTTGGTGGTGAATATAATTCAGGATTTCCTTATATTCCAATAAGAGACGGTGATGTTTATTATATGGAATGTTGGATACAGAATGTAGGTGATAATCAAACACACTATATGGGTTCAAATGAGTATGACCAAAACTTTGCTTCTACTGGTGGTAATCCAGGTTCTTATGGTTATTGGGTAATGTCAAACACAAATACAGGAACTGGTCAATGGATAAAACAAACTGGATACATTTCAGGTTCTTCCATTTCAACAACGGGAACTTTTGAAACAAGTTCTAGGTATTTTACACCAATGGCCTTATTTAATTATGGTGCAGGTAGTGGAACAAGGTCTTGCGTAATCTCTGGGTGGAAAGTTGTAAAAATGAACAATAGTGGAAATCAAATATTTGATAATATGTTGGTTAGTGGTTCTATTGCACTTGGTAATAAATCAAACACAAATGTAACTGGTGGTCTTGGATTAGATGCATCCGGTTCAGCCAAAGACGCAAATCACCCGTGGCACGGAAGAACAAGAATTGGAAGTCCAGAAACTTTGCAGCTAGCTCCAGCACACGGTATGGGAATAAAAACACCACACGGATATGTATTACACGGCCCAAGAAATTCAAGTTGGAATCACATTATAACAGATAGAAATGGTAATTATTTCAATACAAAATTAACGGTAGATGGTGGTATTGTTGAATCGTATGATGAAGCTTTACAACTACGAAGATATCAAAGTAATAATAATAGAATTACAATTGATGACGGAAGACAAGTATTTGAAATGGAAGGTAGAGCTGTTTTAAATATGAACGCTTCAACCACAACTGGTTGGGTAGGAATTAGTGGTTCAGTAGATATCTCTGGTTCAATAACATCAAACGGTAGTGCACCAATGTTAAATGTTGGAGAAACTGGAGCTGGTGCAATCGCAGGTTCAGCTCATCAACTGATGGTTGGAGGCCCAAGTGTTTCGGGATATACAGGAATACAAATCGTTTCAGATGCAACAGATGGAAAAGGAGTTCTTTCTTTCGCAGATGGTAGAGGAGCAAATGATAATTGGAGAGGATTCATAGAATACGACCACGGTTCAGATATACTTAACTTTGCAACTAATGCTGTAACAAGATATACAATGAACAATGCTGGATGTTTATATGTTTCTGATAAAGTTCAAGCTGGTGGTAATGGTATAGAAATTTGGGATGGAACTCACGGATTTAAACAAGTATTAGGAAAAGATAGCACTTATACATTTTTAAAAAATAATGATGGTGTTAGTAATATCTATCTTGGAGATAGTGGAGATGCACAAAACTATTACGACAATGGTGTGCATATATTTAGAAGTTCAGGTGGAGGAGCAGAATATGCAAGAATTGGTTCAGGATATATTCGTTCAGCAGGTTTAGGTTCAGATGGAGCTCCAGCATTTAGTTTTACAGGAGATACCGATACTGGTATACTTAGTCCAGGAGCTAACAATATAGCACTTTCAACAGCAGGAACAAGAAGATATTTAATAGATGCTTCAGGTAATCATAGTATTTATGGTAATACTTCATTTAGTTCCCCAATGTCAGTTAATTATGGAGCAATATTTAATGAAGGTAGTCACGATTCAGATTTTAGAGTAGAGTCTAATGCTAATACTCATATGTTTCTTGTTGATGCTGGAAATAATAGAATTGGTATAAATGTTAGTGCGCCTGCAAAAGATTTACATATATTTCAAACTGAAGGTGCAGTTGGTGCAAAACACTCTACACTTAGATTAGGTGGATATTCTACAACTGGTTGTGATATATCATCTTTCAGAGATACAGGTAATAGTAACGACCAAGGTTTATTCATTTCAGTTTATAATGCTACAAATGCTCAATTAGATGCCATAAGAATAGATAGTTTAGCAAATATCCAAGTAACTGGTAGTGATGGAACTAAATTTATGCTATCACAAAGTGGAGATTTCCACGCAGACGGAGATGTTATAGCCGCTTCAACACAAGTTGGTTCTGATATAAGATTAAAAGACGAAGTTGAAGATTTGAATTATGGGTTAGATGAAGTATTAAAATTAAGACCAGTAGAATTTGATTGGAAAACACGAAGAGGTGGAAGACACGATATTGGTGTGATTGCACAAGAAATAGAATCAATAATTCCAGAAGTTGTTACTGATTCAAAAGACATAAGAGATGATTTACCTTATAAATCAGTAGATTATTCAAAATTAACAGCGGTATTGATTAAAGCTGTTCAAGAACAACAAGAACAAATAGAAGAATTAAAAGAAGATATCAATGAATTACGGGGAGATGACTAATGCCTATTAATGGAGCAGCATTAAATAATTCAGGTGAACTCAGAATGAGTGGTTCGTTAGAATCCAATGGTTCAACTGCAACAACAGGTATGATAAATTGTGCTTTTGGTGGAGCCGCTCACGCAAACTCTAATCTTACAGCAGGTAATAAAATTAACATAAGTTTAACAACTTTAAATACAACAATAGGTGGATTCACAAATGATGGTAGTTGTGACGGAAATGCTCCACACGGAATGGTAGAATGTAGAGGTGCGTTCGTAACTGATGAAGAACTCGGTGGTGGAGGAGGAGGAAGATAATAGGTTATGAAAGGTAGAGCGTCTATAGCTAAATATACATTTACAGATACTCAAATATTAGATACAGAAATTGGTTGGGAAGTAATGTCTGATTGGGAAGACCCGATAATGGTCAAACACGCAGAAGTAGTTACAAAAAATGGTGGTGACATCTTAGAGTCTGGATTTGGTATGGGTATTAGTGCAACACATATACAATCACACGATATTAATTCACATACAATTATAGAAATAAATGATGAGGTGTATGAACGACTATTAATATGGGCAGAAGATAAACCAAATGTAATTCCTGTTAAAGGTGATTGGGCAGAAAGTATACCAACAGATAAAAAGTATGATGCGGTATTTTATGACCCATATGGTGATATGAAAAATAAACCATTATTTCCCTGGTTGATTGCACCATATTGTAAAGAAGGAGCTATTGTTAGTTGGTATAACAATATACTAAGACCAAGTTCAGTTTATTCAGAGGGATACGAACATCATCATCATTATTGGGATAACGATAGAATTAGTTATCACGAAGTAGAATTAGAAGTCCCAGACGAAGCAAGAATAAAGTGGTATTTAGAGGGAGAAGGGAATATTTATTATGCACCAGAGATAATTATGGGTGAACAAGATAATAGAGATGAATTTAAAAGAATTTGGATGGGAAAAAGAGGTCCCGTTTAAAATAAAATGTAATAATAACAAACAAGATGATATTTATATACATATGAGTTGGATAGTAGTAAAACAATATTTTTTAACAGGGTCATCAGACCCCAATTGGGCAACAAAACAACAATTTTGGAGTCAACTTAGTGGTTCTGGTGATACTCAAACTTTTTCGTTTGATGACGAACAAGAAGCCTGGGAAAAAGCAATTGAACTACAAAACGAAGATAGTTCAGGTCGTAGATATAAAGCAGTAAAACAATAAGGAGTTACAAAATGGCTGAAGAAACAAAATTAAAAAGTCAAATGGGTTCAGATGAACCAGTAAAATTCACAGATGAAGAACTTAGTTCGTTACAAGAGTTACAAAATACTTATGCAAGTATTTCAACTCAATTTGGACAAACTAAAGTTAGTCGTATTAATTTAGAAAGACAGATGTATAGTCTTGATGAAATGGAAGATAATCTTACGAAAGATTGGGAAACAAATCGTCAAACTGAATCTGACTTAGTTAAATCTCTAAATGAAAAATATGGTGCTGGAAGTTTAAATCCAACAACAGGTGAATTCATACCAAGACCTACTGAAGAAGTAGAAAATAACTAAAAAAAATAGTCCCATATATATCGTTTGGGATTACTATATACTATTTATTAGTATATTAAAAATTTCATTAATTGGAGAAAACAAATGGCAGAAAGAATAGTTAGCCCTGGTGTATTTACACGAGAAAAAGACTTATCATTCTTACCACAAGGAATTTCTGAAATTGGTGCGGCAATAATTGGGCCAACACAAAAAGGCCCAGCGTTCACACCAACACAAATCAGTAATTTTAGTGAGTTTGAAGAGATATTTGGAAGTCTTGACTCTCGTTTTTATGTCCCTTACACGGCTAAACAATATTTAAAATCTGCTGGTACAGTAACAATTGTTCGCGTTCTTGGAATTGGTGGTTATCAAGCTAATGTATTAGCTATAAAAACCACTGGTTCATTAGCAACTGTCGGTGGAGCTGACGCAGCAGAAGGATATCCAGAACTATTTGGAAAAACTATTGCAATATTAGCACCTACTAGACTAGGTGGTGTCACCGGAGCAAACATAAGTGATGGATTGATAGACCAAAGAGTAGCACCCTTATCATCTTCCTTGTTGGAGATTACAGGTTCTACAGCTTTGAGTAAAACAATTTCATTCGATACGGGTAGTGAGTCTTATATAGACAAACTATTACCATATGACCCACAGAACAACACAGTACCAGTATATTTATACAAAAACTTTAAATCTCTTCACGGAGATATGAGTGGAAAAATAACAGGTAGTTTCATAACAGCAACATTTGATGCAACTGGTTCACAACTTTCAGTTGGAGCAACTGGATTTAATGCAGACGGAACAGCAACTACTTGGACAGGTAATTCTGATTATCAATATGCAAGAACACCTTACATACAATCGCAAAATGTAGGTGGTTCAAGGTATAGTCTATTCAGAGTTTACACTCGTGCACACGGAAGTAATATTAACCAAGAATTAAAAGTTAATATTATGAACATAAAAGACGCTGGTAGTGTAGCAGGTTCTGATTACGGAACTTTCTCATTACAAGTTCGTTCAGTAAACTTTAAAAACGATTCAAGAAGACCTAGTAATGATAGTGTCATAGAACAATTTGATAACTTATCACTTGATGTAAACGAATCTAATTACTTCGCAAGAGTAATTGGTGATAGACACACATCTATCGATTCAAATGGTAAATTAACTTACTATGGTGACTATCCTAATAAAAGTAAACATATAAGAGTTGGAGATTTTCCTGATTTAGAAACATTTCCAACTACAGTTGTTCCTTTTGGACACAACAAAGTATATGTTCCATATTACTCAGAAAATACAACAGCAACAAGTATACCAACAGCATCATTTAAATCAAACCAAAGCTCATCAGTAGCCGACTTTGACCAAAATGTATTCTATGGTTTAAACTACTCTAACCTAGATAATAGAGAATATTTATCACCTATATCTTATGGAACAAGTGGAGCAAATCAAGGTAGTAATGTTACTATGTCATTGGAAAATATGTTTGGTTCAGACGGAGCTACAGCAGTAGCAACTAACTATGCAGGACAAACAGAATTACTAACACTTTCAGGTTCAGCAGTTGAACAAAGAAAGTTTGTAGTTCCTTTCCAATGGGGATTTGATGGTTCAAATCCAGCAACACATTATGCAACAGGTGCTGATATTAGTGCAACAAACACTCAAGGATTTAATTTGGATGGGGGAGCTAAAACCGGTTCAGTAGTTTATAAAAGAGCTATTAACGCAGTAAGTAATCCAGACGAATTTGATATCAATATGATGGTATTACCTGGTGTTATTCACGGAACTCACACAAATGTTACTAATCACGCAATAGATAAATCAGAAGAGAGAGCAGATACTTTCCTTATTCTTGATGCAGCTTTGTATAGTGATTCAGTAGATACTGTGAGAGATAATGTGAAATCATTAGATTCAAACTATACAGCAACTTATTACCCGTGGGTAAAAGTTCTTGACGATAATACAAACAGACCAACTTGGGTTCCGCCATCAGTTGTTCTACCTGGTGTCATTTCATTTAATGACTCAGTAGCACACGAATGGTTCGCTCCCGCAGGTCTAAACCGTGGTGGTTTATCAGATGTGTTAGAAGCAAAAACTAGACTAACTCATAGTGAAAGAGATAAGTTGTATGAAGATAGAGTCAATCCTATCGCAACATTCCCTGGACAGGGTGTAGTTGTGTTTGGACAGAAAACATTACAAGGAAAACCTTCAGCATTAGATAGAGTAAATGTAAGACGATTATTGATAGCTTTAAAGAAATTTATCGCATCAACTTCTCGTTTCTTAGTATTTGAACAGAATACTAACGCAACAAGAGCTCGTTTCTTAAATGTTGTTAATCCTTTCTTGGAAGATGTTCAATCAAATAGTGGATTGAGTGCATTTAGAGTGGTTATGGATGATACAAATAATACTCCCGAAGAAGTCGATAGAAATCGTCTAATCGGACAGATATTTATTCAACCTACACGAACAGCAGAGTTTATAGTATTAGACTTTGTAGTTCAACCAACAGGTGCTACATTCCCTGAATAATAGTTAATAAACTGAAGAAAACCCCACTTTTTGTGGGGTTTTTTTTAGCATATAAAACTTTCAAAAAACTTCCAAAGTATAATGAAATATATTTAACGATTTTTTTCGTTTTGTTATATTTATTACTGAATATAAAACACGGAGATTTTTAAATGGCTAAAGTATTAGACCCAAGTGAAATAATGTTTACACCCTTTGAACCTAAAACTAAAAATAGGTTTATTATGTATATTGAAGGTATACCAGCCTTTACTATCAAAGCAATGAATAGACCAACTATTCAATTTGATGAAGTGGTGTTAGAACATATAAATGTTAAAAGGTATGTAAAAGGTAAAGGTGCATGGCAACCATTAGAAATTACATTGTATGACCCAATCGTTCCTTCCGCTTCACAAGCAGTTATGGAATGGGTGAGAGAACATCACGAGTCAGTTACAGGTCGTCAAGGTTATTCAGACTTTTACAAAAAAGATATCACATTTAACCTATTAGGTCCTGTTGGGGACATTGTTGAAGAATGGACTCTTAAAGGAACATTTATTCAAAGTGCTAATTTTGGAGATATGGACTACGGAACATCAGACCCAGTTGAAATAGCATTAACACTTCAATACGACTACGCAATATTACAATTTTAAAACTTCATAAGGAGAATAATAATGGGATTTAGTGAAATATTTAAAGATAAAAATGAATACAACGAAAAATCAATAATTGGTTTTATGTCTTTCGCAGTAATGACAATAACAAGTATCGTTGATATGGTTACTGGTGCGTTTGGAAACGAATTAGTAATACAAGAATTCATTTACAATTCATTCGTTGTTATCACATTAGGTTGTTTCGGTATCGCAGGTGCTGAAAAAATCTTTGGTGGTAAAAAATAATATAGTTATTTAAAAGGTTTTAACAAAAGGAGTTAATCAAATGACAGAAACAAAGTTTCCTACGGAAATCGTAGATTTGCCGTCAACAGGACACTTTTACCCAGAAGATAATCCATTATCATCTGGTAAAATAGAACTAAGATATATGACTGCTCGTGATGAAGACATTCTCACATCAGTTAATTTAATTGAACAAGGAAAAGCGTTAGACAAACTTTTACAAGAATTAATAATCAACAAAGATATTGATTATAATGATTTATTAGTTGGTGATAAGAACGCTATATTTGTTGCAGCAAGAATACTAGCATATGGTAAAGAATTTGGTTTTTCATATTTAGATTCGTATGGTGAGAGAGTAGACGGAAAAGTAGACTTGACAGAAATAGAATCAAAAGAATTAGATTTTTCAGAATATAAAAAAGGTGTAAATTTATTTTCTTATACTTTACCAAAATCAGAAAGAATAGTAACATTTTCTATCCCTACACACAAATCAGAAATGGATGTAGAAGGTGAATTAGAAGCTATAAAGAAAGTATTTAAAGATGATATAAATGCAGTCAACAGAGAAAATTCAACAAGACTAAAACATCTTATAAAGTCAGTAGATGGAAAACAAGAAAAAGCATATATTAATAACTTTGTTGATACTGAATTCTTTTCAGTCGATTCAAATGCGTTCAGAAAATATGTTTCAGAAAAAAATCCCAACCTAGACTTCACAGCAACCTCAGAGAATAGTAGAGGTGAAAAGGAGAAGGTGGCAGTCCCTATGACTGCTAAGTTTTTTTGGCCTGACTCCACAATATAAAACGGACTTACACGAACAAATATTCCAAATTATCTTTTATTCTAAAGGTGGTTTCACATTTACAGAAGTTTATGACTTACCTGTATATCTTCGTAGATTTTATTATAAACGACTTGTTACTCAATATGAAAAAGAAAAACAAGAACACGATAAAGTTGTGAACCAACCAAACCAATCTAATCAACGATTTAAGTAGTAAAAATATTAAAATCTTATATTTATTATTGAATATAAATTAAGGATTATAAATGGCTAAATATAAAAAAATAACGGAACAATCCAAACAAGGTCTTTTAGACAAATTGTTTTACTATCTTGGTAGAGGTATGAGACCTACTATGGTTAAAAAACTAGCTAAGAAAGACCCAGAGTTTGCTAAAACTTGGAGTGAACTCGAAAAACATCAGAAATATATGGATAGTATTTTTACGAATAGAAAAAAATAGCATTAATTCATTATTTAGAACACCCCAATAAATCAAAAACAAATAGGAATATATAATTTATGGCTAAAGCAAAACCAATTATAGACAGAAGACTCAAGGAGTTTAAAGACCTTCCTTCCACTATTGAAAAAGTAAACAAAGCAGTAGAATCTGGTTTGGTGACTGCAAAAGAAGCTATAAAAGATATTCCAGAAGCTTATCAAGGTCTAATAAGTAAACAAATGGAGATGAATAAGTTACTTGAAAGTGAAGACGAAAAACGAAAAGGTCTTGAGGGTTCATTTAGACGAGGATTAGGTTTATCATACGAACAAGCTGATGTTACAGAAATACAAGAGAATTTAACTCAAGCCGTTTTAGCAGGTGATAAAGAAGCCGCGGAAGCTGCAGAAGACAAAATAGCAGCATTACAAAAACAAGCAAAATTAAATGAAGAAGCATATGGTGCCATACAAGACTTCTTTCCTGGTATATTTAGTGCTATTAAAATGGTTCAAAAAGCTCAACTAGTATGGAATCAAATAGCTAATATGAATCCATATGTTGCAATAGCTTCAATATTAATAGCAATGGTAACTACATTGATAATGATAGTTAAACGAGTTAATGCAATGAGAGAACAATTTGGTCTTGCAGGAACGGAAGCCGCTAAAGTAGCTGGTCAACTAACATTAATAAACATCAAGATGAAGTTCTTCGGTATATCTGCAGAACAAGTTGCATCTTCAATGGAAGCCTTAGCAAATACCTTTGGTGAAGTAAGTCCAGCTATGGTTCGTTTTGCTGGAGATATGGCCCTTACCGCAAGAAATGCTGGTATAACATCTGAACAAGCCGCTTCAATGGTATCATTATTTCAAGCCACACACGGAGCTACTAAACAAGTCGCATTAGATATGATTGAAAGCACTGCTGCTATGGCAAGACTAACTGGATTATCACCGAGTGTAATAATTGGAGAGATGGCAGAAAATGCAGACTTATTCGCAAGTCATCTCGGACAGAGTGAACAAAATTTAATGGCCGCTGTAGCACAAGCTAAAAAACTTGGTATGGAATTTGGACAATTAACTGAATTTGGTGATGGACTATTAGATATTACAGAAAGAATTAATAAAGAACAGATGTTATCTGCAATGCTTGGTAAACAAGTTAATTTACAAAGAGCTGCAATGTTACAAGCACAAGGTGATGAAGTAGGGTTTATGCAAGAACTATCTAATCAATTACAAGGTGTGGGAGAACTAACAGCTCAACAAAGAAGATTATTTTCATCAGAACTTGGTATAGCAACAGCAGATGTTATGAAGTTAGCAGGATTACAATCAGGTATGGCACAACGAGGAGCACAAATTCCTGGACAAAATCCATATGAACAAGCAAGATTTAAACAAGGTGAGAAAATGTTAAAAGCAATAAATAACCCACAATATGCATCATAGAGATAAATAATGGCATTAAAAGATACAGAAACAGCAAGAATACTAAAACGAGGAATACCAACAAAGGATAAAAGCTTTCTTAGTAATAAATCAAAACTAAATGAATTTGGTGGTCAACGATTTAATCCAGATGAAACTTATAGTGATTCTGGTAAACCAACTCAATTAGTTGATAGTGTTAATCCATCTGGTCGTAGTGGTGGAGTTAGACCAAGTATAAGAACATTTACAAAAGGACTTGAAATGTTTGGTGTAAGTATTCCAGTTGGAGATAGATACGAAGATACTATCAAGAGAGATTCAATATTTAACGATAGTGTTATTGGTGAACTCAATAAAAATATTCAAGGATTTAAATCATTTAAAAAGTCAATCAAATCTTTTTCAGATAATCCTTTAAAATCTATAAGTGATTTAGCAAATATAGACCAAGAAGCTAAATTAATAGAGTATAGAGCAAAAGCCTATGGGAAACAAAAGAAACTTGGTAATCCAGCTGCGAAAGTATTACTTACTGATAGAAAAATAGCAAAAGCATTTGAAGGGCCAATTAAGGGTGGTAAAACTACAAGAAATGTAAATCGTGCTAATATGACACCTTATGGTAGTGAAGGTAAAAATACAGATTTAGTTGATTTTAGATTTAAAGATATACATAACGAAAAGTTTATCAACTTTAGTGCTTTACTTTCAGGAATAACAGACACGATAACTCCTGAGTATGCAACAGAAAGATATATGGGAAGACCAGAAAGTGTTTATATTTATCAAGGTGTTTCAAGGACAGTAGGTTTTAGTTTTCAAGTTTACCCAACAACAAGACAAGAATTACCAGTCTTATGGGAAAAGTTAAATTACTTAGTTGGTATGTGTTATCCTAATTGGGTAGATGCACCAAAACCAGATTCTGGTTTTAAACCAGTAACTATGTTAAGTCCTATGATGGAATTAACTATCGGTGATATGTATAGAAATACACCTGGATATTTATCAGGAGTAACACTTACGGTTCAAGATGGTTCAACTTGGGAATTTGAGGAAAATTTACAATTACCACATAATATCCAAGTAGATGTTGAATTCCAATATATTGGAAAATACTTACCAAACGCAAAAGGAAAACATTTTGAATTAAATTGGATTAAAGATGTATCAAAAGACCCGACTGGTATTGAGGAAAAAAGACAAACACAAGAAATAGTAGATAGGATGTTTCCTAAATCGAAACCGTCCGGACTTAGTTTGAAAACCAAGAAAGTAGATTTAGCTAATTTTAATACAAGTATTGGACTTAAAGCAACTGGATAAGGTAATGGGTAGATATAGTAACACAAGAGTAAAAATAAACAATAATTCTAAAAGAGTATATTCATATACACTCTATCCAAAAATAAAGCTAAAAAATTCTGATATTTTTATAACACCAAAGTATAGTGAAAGATTAGATATTTTAGCAAATAAATATTATGATGACCCTTCATTATGGTGGATTATAGCACAAGCTAATGGAATAAAAGGTTTTACTTCACTTTATTCAAAAAATTTTAAGGGAGAACTTCGTATCCCAACGGAGATATCAGATATATTAAGTGAATTTAATTCAATGAATAGGTAAAAAAATGCCTTCAGCATCTCCAATAAATCCAAAAATACAAGAAGCTCTCAATGAAAAGAGAAAAGTTTATAGTAGAAGTGGGGAAGACAATCCTTACACATCAAGGTCAAAGAAAGCCAAAGAACAATACCTAACAACAATTCAAAAAACACCATATCTTTATATGTTATCTACTGAAAGTATTCAAGAAAAAAGAAGAAATACTGAAGAGACACAAAAGAAATTTAACAAAAGAGAATCAGAAGCCAAAACTGGAAGATTACAAGAGGATGACATAGCAGAAGATAAATCATATTTAGGGGGTAATTTTACAAAAGGCCCAATACTTCTATCAAACACAGAGTATTCTAAATCGGTTGGTAAAAATATAAGATTTGGTTTAGATGCATATCAAGCAAGGGGTGATAGACCATATAGACCAAACGCTGGTATAAAAGGACTAACATCAGAATATCTATCAAGTGGACAACAAGCCTTTGTAAGAAAAATCACTGTAAATTGGACTTGTTTTACATTAGAAGATTTAGATTTTTTACAAGAAAGATTTATGACATTGGGTAGAAAAGTTTATGTTGAATGGGGTTGGGCTTCAACAAAAATGAATAAAGCTCCTGTATTTTTAAAAGACAAAGGCGGAACTTATGTTGTAGAACCCGGACTTGTAAATGACACAAAACCATCTCAAGAGAATCCAAAAGGAGAGTCAGCAGCTTTTAAACTAAAAAAAGAAGTTCTTGAGAGTGGTGGTTCTTTTGATGCAATAATAGGTTATGTTGATGGATTTGAATTTAGTCAGAGAGATGATGGTGGATTTGATTGCACAACAAACTTAACGGTAAATGGTGGTAATATATTTCAAACCAAAAAAGAACCAAAAAAAGAAGTTAAACCTGGTAAACTTAATGAAATTGGTATCAAGAAAGCTCAAGATGGATTTATTGACTCTATAAATAAGTTACCAAGAATTTTAAATGAGTATATTGATAAGTCTTCAAACAAACCAACATCAGCGGAAATTTATAAAGATTATACTACAGCAGATTCTTTCGAAAGTGAAATTATCAATAAAGACAAGTTTTGGAAAGTAGAGAAAAGAAAAACTACCGTAAAAAATTTAACAAACAAATCATCCGAATATAAATACAATAATAATTGTATATTAAAAGTAGATACGATTAGACAATTAGATGAATCAGTTAAAACAGGTTTTGCAGAAAAAGGTCTAAAAGGTTGGTGGGATGGTATGGATGAGGAAGATGGAATAAATAGACAACTTATTAAAGAACAAAGACAACAATCAGGTGAAGGGGTTTTTCACATCGCAGACCGAAATGTCAAAGAAGAAATTGTTCCAAATGAATGTTGGGTTCGTTGGGGTTGGTTTGAAGATAATATTCTAAATAAATATTTTGCATTATTGGATACCGAAGGTGAGGTTGTAAATGTTAAAAAAACAATTAGAAGTATAAAACCAGTAAAAATTGGTGAAGAAGACGCTCCTAAGATTAATATAGGAACAGAAAGGAAACAAATACCAGATTATGACCTAGACAATTACCGAAGTTCTGGTAAATACAAAAAGATAAGAACAAACAAAGACGGAAAACAAACTTATGAGGCAATTGTAATGGGGACAGATTACGAATCAACTACTTGTGGTAATCACCCAAAATTTAAAACACCAAACATAAACAATTTTATATTTCCAGGACAATTTAGTTTAGAAGATGATGGGTATGATAAAGCCTTAGTAGATGATACAGGTGAGACAATATTTGAAAAACAAAAACAAGCGATTGATAAGTATAATAAAAAATATGGTAAAGACACAGATAATTTTATAGAGTATAATTTTCAAAAGGACTTTGAAAAATATTTAAAAAAATATCCCACAACTAAAGAAACTGGGACAACTACATCAGGTGCATACTCTGGAACTGGTGTAGATGGGAATGATGTAGATGAGACAAGACAAGTTCTAGGAATTGAGGAACTACAACAAAAATTAGAAGACTTTAACATCTCAACAAAAGATTTAGATATGAACGAAACTGCTATTGTTCCTTATCTTGAGTTAAAAGTATTAGAAAATGTTGT